GGATCCACCGGCGGCAGCGCCTTGCCCCGAGCGGCCAACCATGCCGCCGGTAGAAAATTTCGGCACCACTGCGCCCCGGTTGATCACCTCAAGAAACGGCAAGGTTTCTGGTGTGACGCTTTTCGCGCGGACTACAAATTCGCCATCTGATAGGCGCGCAGGAATGCTGTCAGAAGTAGGCCCCCCTGGGCCACGAATGAGCCCGCCAGTGGCCGCCTTAACCGTAGCTCCCCCTGAAGCCGCGCCAGTGCCCAGCAGGGCGCTCAAGAACGTTCCAAAGACATTGTCTTGCCCACCCGCAAGATTGGCAAATTGATCCGCCAAAAGGTCAAAGGCGCGGTCGTAGGCTAGATCCAGCAGCCGATCAGACATCTTGCCAAGTGCGTCTGTTAAATTCTCGGCGGACCGAATGTCTTGCAACATTGATTTGGCAAATGAAGCGGCCGCCTCTTCACTGGCTGTTTTGATCTTATTCAAGGCTTCTTCACTGCGGCTGAGCTCATCATTCAAGATCACTTCAGCCTCGGCACGAGATAGCCCCATTTTTATCAAATCAGGCAGCAAATCTCGCAAGCGGGCGCGCTCTGCATTCAATTGCTGTTCGATATAGAGAGATTTTCGGCCCGTCGTCAGCAGTATTTCACGCGCATCAGAGAGATCACGTTCAGCCACCGCAACAGAGCGTGCTTCAGGATTTGGCGGCTTATAGCCGGGCCTATTTTCCGCTGGAACATCACGATCGCGAAACACCCGCCCCGAATTTCCAGACTCATTGCGCGGATCAAAAAACTCCGGGTTATGGCCAGTCTGCGCATCCAGATTCTTTCCGCGGCTCAAAGCAAGGTTTTCCGCCAGGCGCTCTGCCTCGTCGGCGGCACGTGTGATGGGGTCGGACAAATCCGTTCCGCCCAACGTCACGGCCTCACCTGTCGCCTCTTCCAAAAGCGCGGCCAGCCGCTCAGCTTCGTCGTTGTTATTGGCCAGCAAGGCTTCCAGCAGATCCGTCTTCAACTCTAGAAGCGCCATGTGTCGAACCGACTCTGCGAGACCCTTGACCGTTTCGTGGCCAAACTCCCGCGATGCCACCGCAGCGTCGTAAATTTGTTGCGCCAAGGTTTCGAAAGCAAATCGCAAGTCATCAGGCGTTTTCGCGTCTTCAATCGACCGAATTTGATCTTGGAAAATGCCAACCGCCTCGGCGTAAGACAGTAAATCTTGCTGGGCTGCCTCGATATCATCGGTGCCAAATGCAGCCGTGAACCTTAAATATTTTTGGAAGCCTTCCTCACCAACGGCACGCACTTCGTTCATCGCTTTTGAAAGCTGTTGTAAATTAGCGGTCCCTGCCTGCAGGTCATTCAAACCCTCAATTACATCGGACAGAAACGCGTTCTCTCCACCGTATTGTGTGTAAAGGCGTTTAAGTTCACCCCGCAAATAGTCCACCGGGCCAGCTATGTCTGAGCGATTAAAAATGCCCACACCTTGAATATCATCAAGCAAAGCTGATCGCTGTTCGTTCAACTCTTTGAGCTCGTCCTGCAGCTTCACCCGGCTTTGCGCCAGAATGGCTTGGGTGGCTTTGGTCACCTTGCCGCCAAGCCCCTCTTGCTCCTCACCCGCTTTTTTTGAAGCTTCCGCAAACTGATTCATGGCCTGCATGGCGCGATCCGAGGCCTCGCGCAAATCGGCCATCTTGCTATCGGTGCTGCCAATCAACAATGGCAATGCGGTCAAGGCGGTCAGCGCCAAGCCCAATGGCCCCCCGAAAAACGCCAAGGTTGATCGCGCAATTTGGACTGATTTTGCAAAAGCCCGCGTCGCGAGCGACAATCGCGAAGTTGCCAGGGTCAAACGGTCTGTTGCAAGAGCTGCGCGGGATTCAGCACCCACCAATGCGCTTGCCGCCTTTGCACTCCGTTCCTTTGCCCGGTTCAATCCGTTGACAGCTTTCGTCAACTTCTGATTTGCCTGCATGCGCGTAACAAGCTCGGCCTGCTTTTGCGCAATCATGGCTTTGGAAGCCGCAAGTTCCGCATGCGCTGCTGTCACCCTTTGACGGCTGGCCACGACCTCTTTCTGGGCCTCAGAAACAACTGCGCGGGCGGCCTGTTTGTTGCGATCGAGCGCGGTGTTGAGCGCTCCAATTCCGCGACTTCCAGCGGTTGTCAGAGCTATGGCGCCAACAATCTTGATTGCCTGGGCCAAAGTCTCTGCACCCTCAGATGACTCGCTAAGATATTCACCCAACCAAGCCACAGATTTGTTGAACGTGCTGGTCGCGCCCAAGGCGTCATCCAAACTACCCACATAAACAGTCAGACCGGTGCTCAAGACGTTGAAAGCCTCACTGCCGGACATCTCCAATGCTGTGAATTTTTCGTCGGCAGCGCTGGCCAAACCGTCCAGCGCGCGCAGAACGATATCAGTGGTGAGCTTCTGACCTTCAGCAGTCTTTTTCAGCTCCCTGCGCGTCACTCCCGCCGCTTTTGCCAAAGCATCGAGAAGTTCGACTGGCGCGGCCTCACGAATGGTTCTGAATTCATCGCCAGACAGCACACCGGACTGCAAAGCCTGCCCCAACTGCAAAGACAATGCGGAGCTTTCAGTGCCACTGGCCCCCGCGGAGGCTAAGAGCTTCTGAAAGGTTTCAACGCGCCGGATGGTTTCATCAAAACCCGCACCAGTCGACTTAGCCATGCGCTGCACCGCTGACGCAGTGCCATCCAATGTGCCACGCGTCCGCATGGCCAAGAGCACCATCTGTTTGTGCGCCTCATCGGAGGTTTTCCCGATGCTTTGCATTCGGCGTTCGACATCCCGCCAACCCTCAGCGTAGGAACGCAACTGAGCGATTGCTGCTCCGCCCACAACGCCACTTAGTCCCGCCAGAGCCGTGCGCGAAGCAAGAATAGACCTGGTTGAACGTTCCCAACGCGCATCAATACGGCCAAGCCGATCACGGGTCAGACGATGCTGTTTTTCCAGTGTCCGATCATAGATCTTAGCCCCTCTCTGGAAGTTCCGCGCATCGGCACGATATTCCGTCAAGATCACGTCACGATTGAGCATTGACCGTTTTCACTTTCTTTTCAAATGCCCTTAACGAGGGCCAAAATTCCTGCGGCGAGGCCGCCCAGAATTCACGCGGAGACCAGCCGAGGTGGACTGTTGCAAAGGCGTAGGTTTCTTCTACCCAGTCTCTTCCGACATGATCATCGGGCCCACCTCGGCTTCCCACTTTCCCTGGGCATCTTTCGGCACATAAAGGCAGTTCAGCAGAAACTGCGCCAAGGCCTTGCGGATATTTACAGAGGTAATGCGTTCCTCAAAAATTACTTTGCCCAGATCGTCAATTCCGCTGAATGCCTCGCCGGCGGCTTGGCACCCATACCAAACGACCAACACGGCCTCTTCGAGGCGAACCCGCTGGGCGACCACAAGCTCCAGAAGCTCTTGCACGGTCAAGCCTGTGCGCGCTTCTATATCCCGCATTGCCCCATAGGTGGGGCGCATCCGATAAGATGCGCCCCCAAGGGTTACGGTGACCAATCCGGCTTGCATTAAGGGTTCACAGTCCGCGTAGGATCATCGACAAAGGCAATCGACACGTTGACAGCAATGATGCCCTCAACATTCGCGGTTTCCTCTGAAATTGTGACATTTGCGTTTCCGGCGATCTTATGTCCGCCGCTTTTCGGATCGTTGTATTCGACCGCCGCGGCTTCATTGCTGTCAGACAGCGCATAAAGTCGATTTTGTCCCGCTGACAATGGCCGCACCTTGTTGATCGTGAAGGTGATGGTTGCACCATCTTCCGATTGATAGGGCAGCGAGCCGTTTTTGGCGCGCACCACCTGCTGTGATTTGCCCGAATTATATGTTGCATCGCCCTGGTACTCGACTTCCAACATCGTGCCAGACCCGTCATCGACGGAAATCAGCACGTCCTTTCCTCTTACTCCAGTCATCCTAACCTCCGTGGATCATGACTTTAAAACGACTGACCCCATGATGTGTCTTGGGGTCTTCGTCTGGCGCATCGTTGCTGCTGATATGTTCGATACCGCTTGCGCCCTTCAGCGGTTCCCAGCAATCGAGCGCATCAACCACGAGGGACTGAATGCGCGCGACCTCTTTGGCCCCATCAACAATGATGTCGCTGCCCGTTGCGGTATCCACGCAAAAGACATGAGCCATAAATGTGTGGCGATCGATATGGCCTGCGCCACCACCGCCCTGGAGAACGCCAAAGCC